GAAGAAAAGTTAAATGAGATTCGTGAAGAACTCATTGCTGATGCTCAGGCTGATGGCGCCTTACAACTTGTAAAGATTCAAGTCCAGAAAGCAATTATGGACATGACAGGCATGATGATGGGTCCAGACGGAAACTCTGCTATCCCGATGCCACCACAACAATTAGGTGATGGCGATGTTCTAGGTGACGGCATTGAAGGTGCTCCCTCAGAAGAAAACGCAAAAAACCCAGATAATTTAGCAAGCGAACAAGCAAACATGGATGCTGAGTCCGCTATTAGAAACAAACTTGTCACTGAAGCCTATGGAACTAAACTTCCACAACGCAGAGCAGTAGACAGAGAATAAAAGAATTCTGATAAAAATCAGAATATAACGAGACAAAAGCATTAAAATGTAATGCAATTATCTCACTATAACCAAGTGATACGCCGCAAGGCATTCGGACAACTAGACAAGAAAGATAAGTGAATCCTAATGGATACAGACAACCAAGTAGTAATGGATGAACTGCCAGTAAACTCGGCAAATGCTCCAGAAGTGAGTGACCAAGTGGAAAAAACTTTTACTGCAGACGACCTTGCAAAGGCTCGTGAGCAAGAAAAGGCCAAGGTCTATCCAAAGATGGAAAAAATGGCTGAAGAACTTGCTTCATTGAAAAAGCAAGCAGAAGAAGTTGCTGCTAAAGAAGCAGAAAGAACTGCCCAAAGAGTAGCAAAGAAAGCCGAAGAAGTTGCAAAAGCAAAACAGAAAGAAGAAGAAGAACTTTCTGTTAAAGAACTCCTATCTAAGAAGGAGCAAGAATTTCAGAGTCAACTTGACAATGAACGTCTTGAGAGAGAAAAGGCTTTTGCCCTTCTTGAAAAAGAACGTCAATTTACAGAATTGATGAATTACCGTCAGGGCCGTTTAGAACAAGAGCGTGACAGCATTGTTCCTGAACTGATTGACCTGATTCAAGGTAATTCAAAAGATGAAATTGAGCAGAGCATCGCAATGTTAAAAGAGAAATCTTCTAGCATTCTTGCGTCAGCCCAAGCAGCAATGCAATCCGCAAAGCAGCAAATGGTTGGAGCACGTGTAACGGCTCCAGCATCAGGACCCCTAGATAATGACTCGGAACAATCATCGTACTCGCCCGATTCACTTCGGGATATGTCAATGGCAGACTATGCGAAGCAAAGAGCCAAATTACTTGGCAGTGCAGCAAGCAATCGTGGTCAGGGACTGTTCGGTTAATCCCCCCCTTAACAACTAATGAAAGGACTTGACCTCAATGGCAAGTGCAATTACAGGTACAGGGCAACTCGCTACTGCCCCAACCGCCTACTCAGGCGCTAACTCAAGCCTCAACCAGGCTATCCAAACAATCTGGTCAAAAGAAATTTTGTTCCAGGCAATGCCAATTCTTCGTTTTGAACAGTTCGCTGTTAAGAAGACTGAACTAGGAGTTGCTCCTGGTCTTCGTGTGAACTTCCTTCGTTACAAGAACTTTGCTGTTGACCCATCACCTCTTACAGAGGGTGTGCGTATGACAACAAACGCTCTTACAGCAGAGCAGATTGCAATTACAGTTGCAGAACACGGCTACGCAGTAGCAGTTTCTGAACTACTTCTTAACGCATCATTTGATGACGTTATGGCATCTGCTTCACGTCTTCTAGGTCGCCACATGGCACAGTACTTAGACGTACAGGCTCGTAACACACTGTCTGCAGCAACTTCTGCAGTATTCGGTTATGACCGCACAGGCATCACAGGTGGCGCGTTCACTAACTACGACGAAGGTTCAGCCGCAACAGCAATTTCACAACTTGATGGAGACCACAAGTTAACAACTGCTGCTATCAAGGATGCTGCTCTTACCCTTGCTGGTAAGAACATTCCTCGCTTAGGCGAAACCTATGTACAGTTCGTACACCCAAAGCAATCTCGTGACCTTCGCTCTAACCCAGAGTTCATTGAAGTCACAAAGTACGCTGCTCCAGGTAACTTCATGCTCGGTGAAATTGGTCGTTTATACGACGTAGTATTCATTGAAACAACACAGGTTAAGAAGTTGGCTGCATCAGGCACTTATACAACTTCAACTCTTGTTGGTGCTCCAGCAGACCAGGGAGTTGTGCCTGTTAAGGCTAACACAGCCCCAGGTTCAGGTGGAAACCCAGAGTCTGCTAGTTATACTGCAGAAGCAGGTTACCTAACATCAGCAACAGGAAACTCTGCAGATGTTTACGAATCAATCATGATTGGTGACAACGCATTCGGTCACGCAATCTCACTCCCAGTTGAACTACGTGATGGTGGTGTTCTTGACTTTGGTCGTGAGCACGCTCTTGCATGGTACGCAATCTGGGGCCTTGGTGTAATTACAGACCAGGCTATCGTCAAGGTTTACACAAACTAAGACTCCGTAGTTGTCTGGGGGACCTACTCCTTCCTGGTCCCCCAGTCACTACAAAAAATTAAAAACTATTTTAGGAGAAAAACACCGTGGCAAATACACCAGTAAGTCCGCTTGACGCAACAGGCCGTGCAGCGGCTGAAGCAACAAAGAAAAATGCAGAAGAACTTAGAAAGCGCAAAGATGAAATATCTATTGCCGCTCAAGTTGAGGCAGAGAGCATGGAACGGGATGTCTTTGACCCAAAGCACCCAGATGCTCCGCTTGTTCTAGACGAGATTGAAACCGTTGGAGTATCAACAGCAGGAGACATGGTTGTAATTCGTACCATTACCGATGTTGAAGAAATGACTTACGGAGTTGGAAATCACTACACCTTTAAAGCAGGTGTTAAGTACCGAGTTCCATCTAGTCTCGCCAGTTATCTAGAACAACTTGGATATATTTGGCGGCCTAACTAAGGCTTGTCAACAAATGTCCAACCTCAACTGGTTCCCGCCCTCCTCCCAGTTGGGGTTGGACCTTTTTTTAACGTGCATCTTTGAGATGATTACGCCAATTAGTTTTCGGAGGTTATGTGGCAACAACGAGCAGCCTTGCAGACAGACTACGGTCTGAACTGGGCGATATGGGTAAATCTTTTGTTTACCAAACCGTTGCTACTGGCGACACTAATCGCTATCTCATACCTTATTCACCTGTTGATGGTTTAAACTTAGTTGTTACCGTAGACGGTTCTGACGTGTCTAATTACTGCGAAGTAGAAGAAACCACTGGATACATAACCTTTGATACAGTTCCAACTGCAGGAGATTTAATTGTTGTTGCAGGAAATTACTTTCGTTACTTTACAAATTCAGAAGTTTGTGAGTACGTTGACACTGCTTTTGGGCAACACGCTGCAAATCACGCTGATGGTTATGGTCGCGGTTACACTATGGGCACCCTTCCAGGGATTGAAGAATATCCAGTAGTTATCTATGCTTCAACTTTAGCATTGTATGCCCTTGCTACAGATGCTGCTTTTGATATTGATATTCAAGCCCCTGACGGTGTTTCTATTCCTCGTTCTGAACGTTATCGTCAGTTAATGCAGATGATTGAAGTTCGCAAACAACAATACCGTGAATTATGTTCACAACTTGGTATTGGCCTTTATAAAATTGATGTATTTTCTTTGCGACGAATCTCAAAAACAACAAATCGTTACGTACCTATTTATCTTCCAATGGAAGTTGATGACCGTTCTATGCAACGTCGTGCAATTATTTCTATCCCTAGTTATGGTTCTGCTATCTCTCCATCTGATGTTCCTACATACGATTTAACAATGTATGAAGGAGATTCATTTGAAGTAACTCTTGATTTTCCATTTGATGTTAATGATTACACTTTTACTTCAGAAATTCGTATTCATTATGGTGACCCAGGAATTGCAGCAACTTTTACTACTGAAAAAATTGATACTGATAAAGTAAAGATTTCTTTAACTCCAACTCAAACTAACTCACTTCCAGAACGTTCTTTCTGGGATATTCAAGCAACTCTTGATGCTGACCCAAGTTATCAACAAACATTTTTACGTGGCGCAGTATTTTGTACAAGGCAGGTAACCGAGTAATGGCAAGAGCATATAACTATTCAATGTCCTGCGGATGTGTAGGAACTTGTACTTGTTCTGTTCAAGGAATCATTGTTGTTCCTGGACAAGGCGGTGCACGTGGTGCACAAGGTACACAAGGAATTTCAGGTTCTTTTGCTGGACAAGGTGTACAAGGAACTCAAGGTTCACTTGGTGTACAAGGAACTACAGGCTCAGGAGCACAGGGTGCTCAAGGGCGTCTTGGAGCACAAGGTACTGTTGGCGCTGGAACGCAAGGAATTGCTGGTGCACAAGGTTTATCTGGAGCACAAGGAAACCTTGGAACACAGGGAATAACAGGTGCT